AAGCATCATCGTGTCTTGGGCGCGGCGCTCGAAGAGGTCGAAGCGGGCAGCATCACGCGTTTGATCGTCAACATGCCGCCCAGACACGGCAAAACCAAGCTCGCCACGCACCTGTTCGTGCCCTGGTACGAGGGCCGCAACCCCGAAAACTCGAGCATCGTCGCCACTTATGGCGAGCATTTCTCCTGGGATCACGGTCGCGCCGTCCGCAACGTGATGCGCAGCCCGCTCTACGCCCATGTTTTCCCCGACGTGAAGCTTCAAGTCGGTTCCGCCGCGCAAGGCCGCCAGGAAATCGATGGCGGCGGCACGATGTTCTTCCTCGGCAGAGGTTCGGGCATCACCGGGCGCGGCGGCGACGGCATTTTGCTCGATGATCCGATCAAAAATCGCAAGGAAGCCGATAGCATTCAAATTCGCGAAGACCTTTGGACCTGGTACACCCAGGTTTTGCAGACACGGTTGATGACGAAAGCGGGCTGGATCGTCATCATCCAGACACGCTGGCACGAAGACGACCTCGTCGGGCGTCTCACCGATCCCAGAAACCCCTGTTTCACCGAACAGGAAGCCAAAAAGTGGCGGATCATCGATTTCCCCGCCATCGCTGGCGACAACGACATCCTCGGGCGCGCGCCGGGCGAGGCGCTTTGGCCTGAACGCTTTGACGACGCCTATTTGCAGAACATCAAGACCACCGACAAGCGCGGTTTTCAGGCGCTCTACCAGGGTTCGCCCTCGCCGGAAGACGGATCGTTCTTTCGCGACGCTTGGATCAGAACCTACAAGCGGATGAGCGATCTTCCGGACAAATCGAGGCTTAAATTTTACGGCGCGAGCGACCACGCCGTGTCTACGGCTCAAGGAAGGGACAAAACCTGTCTCATGATCGTGGGCGTAGACGAGGACGACCAGATTTGGGTGATGCCCGACATCTTCTGGCAGCAAGCAGACACGCGAACCGTGGTCGAAGCGATGGTTCACATGATCGAGCGCTACAGCCCGATCTTCTGGTGGGCCGAGAAGGGGCATATTTCGCGCTCAATCGGTCCTTTTTTGCGCAAACGGATGATGGAGAAGCGGGTTTTCTGCTCGATCGAGGAAATCGTGCCCAACGGCGACAAAGAAGCGCGCGCGCAGAGCTTCCAGGGCCGCACCGCGATGGGAAAAGTCGTTTTTCCCAACTTTCCGCGCTGGTGGGCCGACGCGCACGACCAGATGATGAAATTTCCGCAAGGGGCGCACGACGATTTCGTCGATACGTGCTCACTCTTTGGCTTGGGGCTCGGCAGGGTTCGGGGAAGCCGCACGAGGAAGCCCGAGAAGCCAAAAAACGAGTTTTTGACGCTCGGCTGGGTCAAAGCGGAGACGAAAAAGCAAGAGCGCGACGCCGAGCGCGTCAAGTCGCTAGAGGGCTGGTGAAATGCCGCAGGATTTCGGCGCAGGCGAGAGCCCTCTCGACCAATCGATCGAAAACATGTTCGGCGATGCCCCAAGCTTGCCTGAACCGTTGGTTGAGAAGGCCGCCAAAGAAGACATAATCCGACGCGAGCCCGACGAGAACGAAACCGAGAGCCGCAAGCGCCTGGTTTCCGAGTGGGCCGACAAGGTTAAGAGCGCGCGCAAATATTGGGAGCCGGTCTTCGACGAGATGCGGCGCGATCAGGATTTCGCCAGCGGTCGGCAATGGTCGAAGGATTGGAAAGACGAGCGTTATGTCGCCAACCTGACGCTGCGCATCATCTCGCAGCGGGTGGCGTTTTTCTACGCCAAAAACCCCAGGTTTGTCGCGCGTCGTCGTGAGCGCATCCTCAACACTGTGTGGGACGGCCAGCAATCGACGCTGGTGGCGCTTCAGCAAGCGGCGCAGGAAATGATGCAGGCGGTCGCGCAGGGCGGCATGGACCCCGCGCAGGCCCAGCAACAGGCGATGCAGGGCGCGCCGATCTTGCAGGACGCGGCGCGGGTCAAGCAGGAGCTGCAAACGCTCGACAAGATCGCCAAGACGCTTGAGCTTCTGTTCACCCACGATCTCCTGAACCAGCCGCAATCGTTCAAGACGATGATGAAGATGGTTGTGCGCCGTGCGTGCACGACTGGCGTCGCGTTCGTGAAGCTGGGGTTCGAGCGCGTGATGGAGAAGCGCCCGGAGATCGAGGCGCGGATCGCAGACATCAACAATCGTCTAGCGACCATCGGGCGGATCAGCGCAGACATCCACGACGAGGAAGTCAGCGACGACGATCCGACGATCGAGCAGTTGCGCCTGAACCTCGTCGATCTCAAGAAACAGGTTCAGTACATCGTCCGTGAGGGGCTGACCCTCGACTATCCGATGTCTACAGCGATCATCCCCGACCCGAAGTGCATCAACCTGCAAGAGTTCCTGGGCGCGGACTGGGCGGCGCAGGAATACGTGCTTTCGACCAACGAAGTGAAAGAGATTTACGACACCGACGTTGGCAAGGATTTCACCTCCTACCACACCGACAACACCATGTCGGCGACGGTGAGTTCACGCAACGGCTTGATCGTGGTCGAGAACCGCCCGGAGCGCAACACGGGCGACAACGACGGGCCGGACGCCAAAAAGTGCTGTGTCTGGGAAATCTGGAACAAGAAAGACGGCATGGTCTACGTGATCTGCGACGGCTATCCCGATTTTCTGCGCGAGCCCGCGTCGTCCGAAGTCTACACAGACAGGTTCTGGCCCTGGTTCGTGCTGACGCTGAACGACATCGATCACGAAAACTGCATCTATCCGCCGTCCGACGTGAAGCTCATCCGCGACATGCAGATGGATTTCAACCGCTCGCGCCAAGGTCTGCGCGAGCATCGCCGCGCGGCTCGCCCCAAGACTGTCGTCGCAGGCGGGATGGTGGATGAGGAAGACCTGACCAAGCTCTCCGATCACCCCGACAACGCGGTCATCGAACTCAACGGATTGCAGCCCGGCCAGAAGGTCGAAGACCTGTTGCAGTCGTTCAAGGGGCCGCCGATCGACCCGGCGCTCTACGATGTCGAGGGTTCCTATCAGGACATGCTGCGCGTCACGGGAGTTCAGGAAGCCAACCTCGGGCCGACCCAAGGGGGCAAAGTCACCGCGACGCAAACCAACGTCGCCGAAGCCTCGCGCTCGACCGCGATGGGCTCGAACATCGACGACCTCGATGATTTGATGACTGGGCTCGCCAAGACAGGGAGCCAGATGCTTCTCAACGAGGTTTCCGTAGACACGGTGAAGCGGGTCGTCGGCGAGGGCGCGGCCTGGCCCGAAATGACCAAGCAGCAGATCGCCGACCAGCTCTGGCTCGAAGTCGAGGCGGGCTCGACGGGACGCCCCAACCAGGCGCAGGAAATCGCCAACGCCGAGCGTGTCTACCCGCTTTTGATGCAGCTTCCGGGGATCAATCCCGAATTCCTGGCGCGTGAGCTTCTCCGCAGGCTCGACGATCGCCTCGATCTCGACGAGGCGTTCATGTCGATGCTCCCCAGCATCATCGCGATGAACGGAATGGCCCAGCGGCTGGCGGCGGGGCCGCAGGGTCCGGGCGGCGCGATGGACATGCCGGGCGGCGGCGCGGCGCAGGGAGCGCGTGGCGGGGCGAACGCGCCCAGCTCGGGCGCGCCGGGGGCTGGAGCGCCGCCCGATCAGGTGCAGACAGCGACCGGCCAGCGCCCGCCGCCGACGCCAGGACCGGCCAGGCCGCCGGGGATGCCCGGCTTCGGCCCTCACTAGGGAGTTCAGGAATGACTGTGCAGCAATTCAAGCAGCGCTTCGGCCTTCATCCTCATGATGAGACGCCGCCCGGCGTCACCCTGCCTGCGCGTATGAGTGGGCAGTCGCTGCCGGGAATGGACGGGCCGATCCCGGTTCCGCCAGGCGGCTTAGACATCGATCCGTCGATGTTCGATATGCCCGAGCTTAGGGTTTGAGATCGTCGGGCTTCTTTGGCGGCGGCGCGGTTGTTTTGTTACTCGTCGGTGCGTGTTCGTTGGCGTCCGGCGTCGTGCCTTCCGGCTCGCCTTGGACGTGATCGCGCGTTGGGTTTAGCTCGGAACTAACGCCACCTTGCGGATCGCGTGGGTTCACGTCTCTCGGAT